AATTGTAGCAAATACTTGTGCATTACCTGTAAGATTAAGAGCAGTACCGCCGTCAGAGCTTTCTGTTACGACGCGCGTAAGTGTGATAGAACCCACGTCTGAATAGACGCCGGAACCAATTTCCCAATCGTTGCCATCCTCAATTACGTAACTAATAGTGTCGCCGTTCGTAACACCTGCGGCAGCGAAACTTTGATACGAACCGGCAGCTCCGTCTAATGTAAGAGTACCTGTGCCGGTGGTAGAGGTGGTCTCCTTTGCTCGGTTGACCAACTTTACCATTTTGTATTATGCTCCGCCGGCTGTAATCGTAAACGCTGTAATTTGGATCTGCTGCCCGATTGCGATGTTTGTGTTGTCAAGCTCCATGTCACCGCCGCCTGAAGTAGCTGTGATAGTACCCTGCATGTGACACGTAGTGCCTGTGCTGTCAAAAACTCTGAAGTGCCCTGCTGTACCACTTGCATCTGCAGAAAGATCCTGCCACGTGCCTGAGAGTTGCACCACACCACCCGCTGGAGCCTGCATAAAGTCAGAAGGTAGAGTCATTGAAGCTAGAACTGTGCCTGTGTTTGCTGTGGCACAGTCTGTAGGTGGGTTGTTCGTTGAGATAGTTAGAATGGGTGATGTTCCCACAGTAGTCTCAATAGCGGCCAATGTAGCGTTTCTTACCGCAGTAGATAATTGAAAAGCCATTCGCTTTCTCCTTGTTTTTTTGGGATTAAAGACATTTCATTGTTATTTATAAAGAAACGTGATTATCTTCTTTCAATATCTTCTTCAGATAGTGTATCACCCATCCAAACTTCAATTACTTTACAAGCATTTTCACCTACATTAGTAGCTTTGTGCCAAGTATTAAGAGGAATATCAATACTTTCGCCAGATCCATAGATCTTAGAAGTCTTATAACCGTTTGAGAATTCAAGAATCATCTCTAGCTCACCATCTACAATATGCCAATGTTCGGATCTATGGAAATGTCTTTGGTCGCTCAATGAAGAATCAATTGATAGTTCTTTTACTTTCCAATGTCCATTTTGATCTAGGTCTCTATACTTTCCCCATTTGCGCTGAGTTTCAGGTTTATCCCAGTTAGATAGAATCCATGATGAGCTATTCTTTTTATCTTCGCCACCTACGCCAAAAACAAATTCTACATCATCGAATACCATCTCAGGAATATTGTCTTTAGTACGATCTCCGCCATTTGCAAACACGATTTCAGAATTACGTGGAAACATATCTTTTACATGTTGAATTGCAGCAATAGCGCTGTTATCGTCGTCATTAAAACCGAAAGCATTACCAACACATTTGATGTTTTCTACAATTGCTTTACGTTCTTCAAACGGCATAAATGGCCGGCCTTTTTTACGAACCAACCATTCATCGCTATTAAGTCCTACACAAAGAATATCACCCAGTTCCTTAGCAGCTTTAAAGTAAGCGATATGTCCTGAATGAAGTGGATCAAATCCACCTGTAACTACAACTACTCTCATACTCTATATTCCTTCATCATATATCTCCAAGCAAAGTTTGTATCTTCTGGAGCTTTCATTCTCTCATTCATTGGTGTAAGGAATCCTGGATGAATCCACCAATCTTCATAGTTATCTGTCTCGTTAATTGCAACATCAGGTACAAATAGAATATAACCGATCTTGCTCAATATTTCACGAGACTTAGCTCTCATCTCGTCTCCCCACCAACATGCATTGTGCTGAACTTGAATTACTGTAAACTCATACTTATCAAAAGGCGTATTTTGAAGAGCAGTAATAGATGCGTAGTCTGCATTATATCTAATAAAGTCAATAAAGTTTTCTACACAATTTGATTTAAATAACATGTTGTAATCAATTTTATCTGCTTCTGCTTGTATGATAGTAGTATTTCTCGATCTCGAAAATTGAGAACAGAATCTTTCTGAGTTGTCAACTGACAATCCTTTCCAACCAAAATCTTTTTCAAGAAGCAGAGTATTATTGTAAAGCTCAGGATGTCCTGAACCTATTTCTATAAATGTACCATGTTTCTTACCATTTGTAAAGGCCAAAACGAACATATCTTGGAAGTGTCTTGAATAATTCTTTTCAATTGATTCTTGGCCATCAAACTTCCATCTCCATTTCTCGTATAATTCTGGAGTGTATGTCAATGTACTTGGATAGCCAATATTGTTAAGAACACCAGTTACTTCATTATCTGTAACAGAGTCAAGCTTATTCTTATATTTTAGATCGAACAATAGATTCTTAGAATCATCTCTACCGTTTGTTTTCCATTCAGACATTGCATTTACATATTTCAATCCAAGCACACCTGGATAGTCAAGATCAGGGTCTACAATAGGATCGTGGTTGCAATTCAATCCTATCTTAGAATATACTAAAGCTTCTCTCCAATCACTTCTATCCATCTGCCATTTAGAATACAGGTAATATGCTTCAGGTCTTTCAGGCAAAGTTTGAATAGCCATCTTATATAAACCACCTGTTGTATGATCTCTGTTGCCAGCTCTATGGAAGATTGCAGCGCCACGAAGAATAGATTTATATTGAAGCCATTTAGATTCAAAGGTGTCACCTTTTGACATATCTGCTGCTCGTAGATACCAACCAAAAGCTGCAGCGCCTTGTTTAAGCTTATCATATTCAAAAGCAAGTTTGTAGATCTTCTCAGGATTATCATAATCCATTACAACATCATTTAACAAATGTAGGTTTTCAAATTTCATATTAACCTCTCAAGAAATTCTCAAATGCTTTAAGCGGCATTCTCAATATATAAGTTGCATTATCCTGCCAACCAAATGAAATCAAAATATCTTGATCTAAAATAGCAGCGCCGGTTACAAACTCAATATTGTAATCGGTATTCTTTACATGATCGTAATATGTTCCTAGAAAGTGGAAACTTCTCGACACATGAACAATGTTCCAATCATTATCCCATATTACAACTCTGTGGTTATAACAACCATCTTTTCTTTGAAAAGGATCTCGTAGTAGATTTGTTTCATGAACAATCGCCATTCTTTGCTGGTCATTGATACGAATTACTTGGGAACCACCTCTAAAATCAAATTGACTGTACTCTTTATATTTGTCCGGATCATTAACAACATCTACGCATGTTCTTTCTTCAATATCGTATTTTACAAGCTGGGTGGGATTAGTCCATTTTACAAAATGGAATGGCATATCATTTACCGGCATCCAGTTCTTTTCGCAATAACTTTCATCACCATTTGGTGCAGGAATAGGATTACGAGACACTTCTTTCCATTCACCGTCAATAAACTCGATCTCTTGCATTTCCATGCGGCCTTTGCCTTTATCATCGTAACAGTCGCGACGAACACCGCATAGGAATAGACGATCGTCCCACTCAAATAGTCGGCAATCTTCTAATCCAATAAAGTTCCATGTAGGTTTAGTATCGAAGGCAGATGTATTCACACGCTGAGCATTAAGCAGATCTAAATCATTATTAAGCTCGCACATAACATTATATGTCGTGAGGGATACATCATTTTCTGGATGCACATACACCAAAGGACCCCACTGGTGGGGATACTTTTTACCTTCTGAATGATAGAGAATATAGTTGACGTGACGTATGTTTAAAAGAATCTTTCCCTTATGAAGGAAAATAGATGGATTCATTAAACCGGTTTCGCCGTGAGATCCTAAAACTTCCGTTGGCAGGATAACCGGTTTAATTGTTCCGCCTCTTTTAAGGGCATAGGTGGCTAGGCCGCCTGTGTACAGATCATGCATCTTAACTCCATAATATAAAATTCACTTAGTTCCAAGCAGGTTTAAAAGAACTCCTTGTTGCTCTATTAGTATTTATCTTATCCTGCAAAGTCTTATTCATGATTGCGACATCACCGTCTGACATGTTAGATTCAATCCATGAAATAACATGAGATTTTTGTACTGCAGCTAGTGCAATAAAATCTTCAGCCAAAGTGCTTGAAGCTGAAACATGGGTAACACCTTTGTAACTTGCTTCTGTACCGTCATCGTCAACAGCTCTGCGTTTCCAGTCAATTCTTACAATAGAATCTGAAAGGCTGGAACCATCAGAGCTCGTTTCCTCTTGTGTGGTGAGCTTGAGTATTTCCCAAGAATAGTTCATTATTCACCTATTCTGCTGGTGCGTCTGGATCTGCGTCAGATTGCGCTGGTGCTTCTTCTGCTACTACCCAAGGAGGGTTACGATCTTCTTCTAAGCCAGCGTCAATTTGTTTTTGAATTTGTTCATCAATGTGAGTTTTATAGGCTGCATCTGCATCAATTACTGCATTGATCCAACCTACTACAGTAGCTTCTTCAAGATCTTCAAAAGCCACGAAAGAACCAGCAGGCACGTTTTCTGCTGTAAAAGGAGTTGCGCCTGAAAAGGTACCTTCGTTGCCGTCTGCATCCGTTCCTGTGCGTTTCCAATATGTTTGAACAACAGCGTTGCTTAGAGTAACGCCTTCGCTGTTTACCTGATCTCTAACCTTCAGGTTAGTAACAGTTGTGCTGTATGAGAAAGCCATTATTTCATCTCCATTTTGGTTAAGTTGACAACCTTATTTATTTGATTGCTTTATTTATGGTACTCTGTCTATTTATATGTTTTAACCTCTATACAAATAGAGATCTACGGGTACACATATTCGTAATGACGAGTAATACGGGTTAACATGATGATATGTAAAGCTCGGAAATATCATAAAATCTCCGGTTTCTGGTTGATGATGGTATCTTTCAAACATTGGATCAAACCACTCATCATATCCTCTATTAGCATTACTTCTTGGATCTGAGAAAACAATATCCCCACCAGAACTCCGATCCTCTGCTAATACATAAAAGACTGCCGACAAATGAGCTCCGGAATGATTATGAATTGTCATAGAATAATCTTTGCCGTGGCCGGTTATCCATCCTTTCATCTCATACTGGCGATAGTCTGTAATCTTTTTACCTATAGTTTTCTTCAAATACTCATCAAACTTTTGATAAACCATCTCTTCAAAGTCAATAATAACATCCGAGCCGTCGTCCATAATGTTATATCCACCAACATCACTAGGTGGTGACTGTAAATCATACTCGGTAAGAATATGCTCAGCAAGACCTGGCATATTGAACTTGCCTTTTGCTACTTGAGTAGGCCATAAGTTTTCAATAATCATATCACACCTGCGCCGGATCGTAGCCACTTTCATGGCCTTCTGTTTTCACACCATTATAAGTCATGATTCTTTCCACATCCGGGTGAATTGACAGGTTACAAACAACAGTTACTCTTTCATTACCAAAGTATTGAGTGACATTGTGCCAGATATAAGTCGGAACAATAACCATTCTTCGAGCTCTCGTATCCACCTCATAGATCTGAGGATTTCTCATACCAGGATTTGTGTGGAATGATGGATCCCAAAGTTGTAGTACTCCGCCTTCCTTATCATTATCAACATCATCTAAATAGAATAGTCCATATGCTAAGGAACCAGGATGTGTATGCAAAGCAATATAATCGCCTTCTTTCATGACAGGCATTTGCCCATGTTGGTTTGCGATCATTTCATCAATTTGTTGCTTTGTAAGAGTATTGCCTTCATACGATTCAGCAAGCTCAAGAAAACCTTTTTTAAACTCTTCTCTCACCTTATCTAAGACTGGAAACAGCTTAATGTTTTCTTCTGTAAATAAGGGAAAAGGATCTGAGTTTACATGATATCCTGGCTCTCCAATGCCGTGCTCATAATGATGAGTCCATGTAGCATGCGCACATATTCTTAGTTCATCCATTTCTTCATCAGTAAAAGGAAGATTATCTTTAATTAAAATGTGAGTTGGATGAATTTTTACAATACTTGGATTATCCATATTTTCACCTTTCCATAATATTAAATTCTATATTTGCCACATCTCTATTTATAGACTTTCTTAAGTTTATAACTCTATGTCTAAAATAGTCAGTTTGATTTAAAACGACAATGTCATACTTTTTTGGATATATGGTATCGTACAAATTATATTTTCTTCTTTTGATTTCAATCCCGCCACCAGTTGATTCATCCATGTCTGTTAAATACATTAAGAAAGCTATATTAGATCCTTCTATATGATCTGTGTGCCACACATCTGTTTTTTGATCTATACCTCTCCAAGCATCTACATTACCAAAGGTGCAAAAAGTATTTTTTAAAATTAACTTATCAATCTTCTTCTGCGTTTTTCTTAACAGCCATAGACCTACTGGCCAATAATGAATTGGATACTTCATTCCATGATTGCTTATCATAGGACATCTATAGAACCACTTTAAATAAGTAAAGAGCCGTGGATCATTAAAATGCCAGTATCCATCACGCTTTAGTTTTTCATAATTCATTCATCTACAGATTCTAAAATCTCTTCTTTATAATATTCATAGATATCCGGTACCATACCAGTCATATCAACTTCACCGATAGCATCAAGAATAGCGTCATATGTATAACGGTCTTCATCGTATGGAACGAAATACGGATCGTGTGGTAACAATTCCGCATCGTTTAATGTATCATAGAAATCTTCATCAAAATCGTCTTCGATCCAAGTGGCATAACAAATAGCAACAACATAAGATTTAGATGGGTAGATCCATTCATCTACGTATTCTTCGAAGTGGCGAACTGCTTCTGTAATAATATCCTCGCCTTCTACTAAATTAATTTCTACATCTCTCAGATCATCTTTATATTCTGCATCTCCATTAACCATACTGAAATATTGTTGCCTGATTTTCCATTCTTTCATTATGCCTCGTATTCCTTTAATAATTGTGCCTTATCACAAAAATCTAGATATGCACTGGTGACTTTATAGTGATTATAGAAAAATAACTTCTTAATTCTTTCCCACATGTTTCTTTCTACCATTGGGTAACCAAACGTAAATACAATTGATTCGTAATGAGTATATTCACGATTCATTTGAATATTCCAAAACTTGGTAAGATCCTCGTCGGTGTATGGTTTATCTTTCCTGTCTGCAATAGGAGAATTAGCAAACGAGAAATCATCATAAACTATATGTAGGTGTATTGCGTCAGACCACCAAGGTACTGGTTTCTTTGGCCTTTCGACTGTATTTATTGCGTTGTCATACCAGTAAATATCACAACGAAGTTTATTCACCTCTTCTATAAACTCTTGTTTCTGCTCTTTTGTATTAAATACGACTCCAATATACCTGTGTCTGGAATCGTCGTGGCCTTGACAACTTGTATACGTCAAGTAACCTTTCTTATGTAACTCAAGTACTGCCCTTTTTACACCGGGCTCTAAATTATTATCGATTATATCTGAGTACTGACTTACAAATGTGCTTACATATTGTCCAAGATGATCTCGGAACATGTAAGTTCTTCCGTTGACGAGATGTAGATTACCTTTTTCAAACATAGCATAACGATGACCATCTTCTACACTTCGTAAATGAGGATCGTCTTTTCTGCTATATTCTTGTTGATACTGTACTCTATACTCGTACTGCGTCTTCATTATACCATTCTAGTAGGTTGAAATAACCGTTGCAACCGTTTTGTTTTGGTGGGAATGCTACAAATTTGTAGTGCTCGGTTAAACACTTTCCAAAATATTTGCATTCTTTACATATATCTGATACGCCGCTGTTCTTTTCTTTTACGGTCCATTGTTCATATTCTAGAAAGGATTCCAGTTCCGTAAAGCTTTCATTACCAAGTAGGTCGAAATCCAATACACCAAACTTGCCGTTAGGAGTAATATACACATGATCATCGCTAAAGGCGTTATAATTGCCATCTAAACATTCCTCTATCTTATCTTGATTTATGAATTGAAAGTTCTTCTCAATAGGACTATCAATCCATTTCATAATAAACTCTTCGTATTCAAGATCAGTAACATACTGCTTACGATGAGTTGTAGAGCTAAATGGCTTAATCTCTACAGCAATCAGATTGCCTAGAGTGTTAAACATATTAATCATATAGTCTACATCTTCATTTATAACATATTCTGATGCTAATGTCAATACCGAAAATGGTCTATTTAACTTAAGCATATTACCGAACACGATCATCTCTTTCTCGCGAGCACCAAAATCATATGATACAGATAGATCAATATCTTCTCTAAGAAATGATTTGCGTATTGCAGAAAGATTGGTGATAATCGATATTGTGCATTCGTATTTATCTTTAATTCTATCGATCAAATCATCTAAATATGTATCAGGTAGAATACCAATCTCACCACCATAAAGATCGATGTGTGTCACAGTAGGCTTAATCTCACTTAATCGTGCCATAATCGTGTCAATAGAAGCTGTTTGCCTGTTACGTAATTGTTCTGCACTGAGATAGCAGAAATCACAATTAAAATTACAAAAATAGGTTGGATTAATCGATACTGAGAACATCAATTTCCTCATTCACATATGGGGTTACACTGTTTGGATCTAATCCGTTAATTTCTAAAATACGAGGGGCAAGAGATTTCATGTGTTTGCAATGAGATTCTGCTTGCCCTTCTCGTTTCATATCACGCACTGTCTTTTTACAGCCATTGCATATTTCAAACATGGGACAACTATAACAGGCTTGCTTTAATGTTTGAATATTAAAGTCATCTTGTAGTGGAGTGGAAAATCCTCCGTTTAACTCATAGTCAAAGGAGATAGGATAATCCCTATCATCACCAAAGGAACCACAAGAATAGTAATCACCTCCAGGATTGAAGGCCCGTATGTGTTCGTCGCATCGACGATTTTGTGGACAACTTGTTGCATTACCTTTTAACCTCCGCATCATTTGCTTGGTATTATATTCCCACTTCCACAGACCTCGATCGTAAATTTCAACGTAAGTCTCATAAATCTTACTTAGTCTGTAAGTGGACCCTTGTATACCAGAGGCCATAGCATAATTGAGTTTGCATTCGACATCCATTTCCTTAGCAAGCTCAACATTACGAATAGCATCTGGTGCATCTTCATCAGTCATAACTGCAATAAAATCTGGACGATATCCAACAAGATCTAGCATCTTATTCGATGCTAACCAGAAATCTTTCTCTGTGAAGATTGTGTAATCGCCTTTTAAACGACCTTTACCATATTGGAAACTGGTACATATTCCTAGACGTGGATGGCGAAATAAATCTATCCACTTCTCTGGCTTTACAACAAAAGGCCATAAATTGGTTGTGAAACTAATATTCGCAGGATAGTCATGCTCATCTAAATGATCTATAATCTTCCAATAATAACTAGGTTCCACCATCAAAGGGTCGCCACCATTTACGATAATGGTGCGAGTGTGAGGATACCTCTTTAAAAATTTGAAAATATAATCATGATCCAAAAGCTTTGCTTTATTCGGATCAATATCTGTAGACGAACAGAAAGTACACTTAAAGTTGCAAGCTTCTGTCGGCTTTATTATTAGTTCCATTCAACAATTCCATCATCAAAGTTTTAGGTGCAGGACAAACATCACCTTGCCATTCAAGTTGGTGGCAGTCGGAGTGGCAATAGGCAAATACCGGACACGAATAGCAACGTGGATCTCTTATGACTTGTTCGTCGATAATTACCTTTTGCCGCCCCTTGCTATTTATAACGTCTTCTACTGATTGTTTAATATTGCCATAATGATCGGTAGGAGCAGCGTTAGGGCAGCCAGCAATAGTACCATCCGCATTAATCGTAAATAATTTTTGTTCACAATCTCTGCAAAACGTTCCTTGGTGTAAGAGTCCTTTTTCAAATTTGTTATAGACCGTTTCCATGAAGACATCTTCAAACTCCTCTCTTATATCATAACATTCCTCATATGCTCTCATAAAGAAATCTTGAAGTGCTGCATTCGTAGGATAAAGCTTTTCGCCATATAACAAAGCATTACCATTACCGGTAATACGTTCCCAAGATATTTCCGTGATGCCAAGACCTCTCAAATAATCAATCATTTCTCGAGGAGACCTATTGACAACGTCCTTAGATAATGATACAAATGCTTTAAGAATGAATCCTTGATCTACTAAGAATCTTACGTTGTCTTCCCAAAGCTTTTCTTGCTTTTCATTTGCAAAGCGTATTGTTGGATCCCATGAGGTACCGATACGCTTGCCTGTCATTACACGAGAAAAGAAATCTAATCTATCATCTGTTAACTTATATGTAAGATTAGTTGTAATACCGAATGAACCTCTTACGCCCCATACGCTTTGTACTCTATTATAGAATTCAAATAGATCTTCGGTTTTAGCAAGCATAGGCTCGCCACCGTGATATTCAAAGTGGCATATTTTTGTGCCATCATATAACTGATTAACCCAGTTAGCGGTAGCCACTGGGTCAAAGTATATCTTAGCTCCGTTGATTCCGCTTGTAAAGCAGTGGAAGCAATTTAAGTTACACGTCTCGGTGGTCTTGACGTATACACTCAGATTGCTCTGTATCGGACAAACCATAACTAAACATTAATCCTTCTCGTACATTCAATGCTCTGTGAGGAGTATTTTCTGGTATCATCCAAAAATCACCTTCATCAAGATTATGAATAACGTCGTTCACTTCAATTGTTTTGTGACCAGCACTTACATGTAATAATACATCAACTGGGTCAGTATGTACACCAAAACTTGGCGATTCTTTCCAGTATCTAAAAGCATGAATGGTGCCTTCTTTAAAGCCACAAACGTGTTCGATACCTTCAACCTTTATTGTATCATTAGATTCTGCAAGCTTTACTTGTACCTTTGCTAAGTACTCATTGTAGTCATCTGATACTATTTTAACATCTTTTCCACGATTGTCAATATATAATGTGCGATCATACATATAAGCTTCATGACTTAATACGTACTCTTCAAAGTCTTCGTAGGACCATTTTAATTTAGGCAGTTGCATACTCTAATTCCTTTGTTTGAGTAGTCTGAGAAAATGCTCTTACAAAGAGTTCGTTAAGAAGAATGATTTCGTTATCACCTTGAGTCAGTTCCATGATGCATTCTAATCTAGATTTGTTGCCAATAATTCTTTTCAATCCACGAGGTGGAGTGTCTGGATTCAAAATGTCTACAATATTTTCGTGCACTTCGTCAAAACCAGGAATACAATCACGAATTACAGCGTAACACATTCTGCAAAACTCTGCTGGAGTAAGAACATCTTTAAATGTATCATAATGCTTTTGCAAAAGAATATTACCACAAACATTCATAAACCACATCTCATGAAATTCTTCGCGAGTAAATGAATAGCAAGATGCAATTGTTTTAAAGTAAGACTTTAGGCCACGATATAGACCATATCTATTATCAGCCCCGCCTTCTTCAATAACATCGGTATAGCATTCCACAACTTCAATATCATACTTTTTTATATATTCAGGATCTGTAAGTTCAGAATCTGGTAGGAACATATAGTCATGTCTCCATGAACCGTATGATTTAAAGTTATAGTAGATCTCATACTCATTATAGAAGTCATCTATAGTAGATCCAGGCATTCCTAGAATTAATTCTACGGGTGGCTTTGGATAACCTTCAACGTTGCAACGCTGATTAATATGGCGAGCGAGTGCTAACTTATCTTCTAAATTTAGATCAACTCTATTTACTACATCCATAGCTTCTTTACTAATACTTTGGATACTTACTGTTGGAACTACTGAGATATAAAGAGCTTCGCCTTCTGCTGCTTGCTTTCTTCTAATATTATCTTCCCAGTCTTCTCCATCTTGCTCACCAAAATTATCAACCATTCCACGGCTCGTATTCTGTTCATTGAATACGTGAATTGTGGTACCCATAGCCTGATTTTCTGCCGAGCCCATAAAGAACAATGCATGAGAACCTTGCTCAGGTACAAACACTTCTGAGTGCTTCTCTTCGCCTGTTCCTAACGTGTCAAACCACGCATCAACAAGTTTCTTTCTTCTTGCAAGGTCTCTTGATTTAAAAGTTGAGATGTCGGTAAGATTAAATCCATTCTTAAAGGTCCAATCAAAGATCTCGATGTCTCTTTCTAAGAATGCGCCGAAGTTTGCATCGGTAAGATAGGCATCTCGGAAGCCTGCGTCTTTCAAAGCCTCAACATCTCGCTTATAAATGTCTAGATCTTTCTTATAGATCTTAGTACCAATACCCCCGCCCCATTCACAGAAGGCACACTTAAATGGACAACCACGAGTAGATTCTAATGCCATGAATGGCTCAAGTACCTGAGTACGAGCCCACTCGCGCATTTCTTTAAGATAATCCATATGTTCTTCATAAACAGAATAATCTTGTTCTGCGATATTTAGAACACCTTTTTTATTTGAGCGCCATTCCCAAGTTACATCTTCATGTTTTGGCCATTGATTTAAATTATTAAAATATCCATCAAGCAGAGAGTTCATGAATATTTCGCCGGGCTTGGTTACCTGACAAATATAATCATATAGTTCATATCTTAGATTCATTAGTTTTGGCTCGTTACGACCAATATGAGGTCCGCCGATTACCGTAATAGCTTCTGGGTTTTGCTCTCTTACGAGCTTAGCAACCTCATCGCACATCTGATAGTTCCAAATATATGAACTAAAGCAGTATACGTCAAGAGGTTCTCCCTGCTCCATATCTTCTTTAATTTCTTGGAAAGATCGATACACGTCAAATTTGTATGTTGCAGGAACAAACTCTACTTTATCGGGATACATTCCCTCATGATTATAATGACTTTCTAACATCATCCACGTCAAATTAGACGGCGTTTGCCAGTCTGCATGAGGTGGTGACATGTAACCTAAACGTAATTTTTTACTCATTTATCTCTCTTCGAATCTACATATCTAAATAGTTCTTTGTTTATACACTCGTCCATGTCCTGCTTCATGTTTCCAGCTTTTATTCCTGAGAAACACATCATAGGACATCTTTGATAAAATTCGCAAGCATGACAATTATATTTATCAAGGAAGCTCGTTAAAGTATTATCAAGAAAATTATCTGGTCCGTTATGTTGTCGGTAAGAAGGAGAATTGAACTTCTTTAAATAATGAGAGCCAACACATCCTTCTGGAATAATCTTATTGTCCCAATCAATAGCAGCACCATTACCACGAGAACATATCGTATGCATCTGATGGTCTTTTGGCTGCATAAAAGGTATAATATATTCTACTTTTGGGTATTTGTCAACCAATAATTTATAAAAAGCTAAAACTTCTGATTCTAAAGGTATCTCAACGTCGTTGTGTTCCGTTCCTTTAATATATTGATCCCAAGAATAATCGAATCTACTGTACAAGTAATCATAATATTCGTCACCTGCAAGAAGAGCTTGAATATTTTGTTTCGTAATCACGGAGTTTATATTACGAATATAAGGTGCAAATATTTCGATATTCTCTTTAAATATCTGTAAGTTCTTTTGATTAAATCTACCTTTTAAATCAAAAGATACGACGAATGTAGTATCCTCACCTTGCTCGTCCATGAACTGTTTAATTTGATCTCTTGTATCAACCATACTAAAATTAGAGATCCAAATAAATTCTAGTACTTGATCTGTAAGATTTGTTTTTTCTCTCACACCGTTTGCGAGATCTCTATAGGCTTCTAGGAGATTAGAATCTTTTAATATGGCGTCATTAAATGGTTCACCGCCGATCATTCGAACAACAAATTCTGTAGCAAAACTATTTTGATTAATATATTCAGCAATAATATCTGCTTTAGATACTATAGACTCATAGTTCATACCTTTTTTACTATTATGATCTTGTGGGCAAAATGAACACGCAAAGTTGCAGTACTCAAAGAGTATTACAACAATCTCGCACGACTTATTTCTTTTTTCGAAAATTAGATTTGCAGCGGTGTCAGAGCCCCACTTATCACCGGTCTCGGTGACATCAATCATATTAATCATTACAAACCTTTATTACGTATGGCTGAATTTATTTAACTGAGTTGTATTTTCTGCAATTTTTAATTGATAAAGATACTCAATCCAAAATGTATTTATTTTTTCCTGCATATATTCATAGTGCCAAACTTTAGTAGTTCCCTGATAAGTAATATCATCTGCAATAATATCTTCCCAAGCTGTATCTCTTATTTCTGTGTTAGATAAGTTTGTTCCATCTATTCTATTAAGCATTCCTTCAGCACCTTTAATAACATCCTGAAGCTCGACGTCGTTAGCATCGTCTGCGTTTGTATTATCTACAACCCATTGAAGCCATCCCAAGCCTACATCCCAATGCGCAACACGGTATTCCCAGTTTTCTACAAGGGCGTCGTAGGATCTGTCAAAAAGAAAATCCATATCAGAATTCGCAGCTCTAAGTGAAGTCATCCAGTTTGGATCGGTCCAGTTCAATGTTACGCCAGTCATAGAGCGAACTTTTTCTGTCATAATATTATCTCTAATATATTCTCTTAGATCACTAACAATTCCAAAGCCAATTTTTGAATGTATTCTTTGACCTTTTATTGCAATAGGAGTAATTGTGATATCGCCACACAAATAAGCTGCGAGCTGAATTTCAATACACAGAGTGTCTCTTAAAGCATCACGAACAGATGTATAGTAAGAAGAGTCAATAGTATCTGCTGCATTAAATGCGTTATATGCACTAGCAAATTCTGCTTGAGTGTATATTACTTCTGCGTCTGCGTCTGCAACTCTATCAGCAGAAAACGATCTGCTTGCCATATTATCAACTTCTACAAGACTTTCTCTTTGTCTTGTTATATTATAAAGGATGAAAGCAGCATCTACATCTATATTTGGCATAGCTACTTTAAGCCAAGCAAAGAAAAGTTTATGGTATGATTCTGAGTCTGCATATATTCTTCCAGACCAATCATTATCGTATAGAGATTTAATGAAATGAGCTAAAGACTCGTGCTGTCCTTCACCGCTTCCAATAATATTATCTACAGAAGATTCCCAATGAAGTATGGTAGTTCCATAACCAGGACTTGCTAGAGTATTCATATTTGTATATGGGCTGGTATTTCTTGCTGCAGAAAATACGGCTCTGTTCTGGGAATTATCATAAGCCCAGTCTGGAGAAACATATACTTTATCAAATAGGTTAAACGACATTCTTTTTTAATTCCTCTGGTACGCATTCGTCCCATTTTCCAGCTGCAATTACCTTTGTTTGTACGCAAAGAGTGTTTGCTTCTGTATCAAAGTACGAAAACATGTTTCTTCCTTTAAATCTATATTCATTAAATTGATTCGTGAAAATCTTTCCTTTTCTATCTCCAATAGATCCTATATAATATCCAATCCAAGGCAGGGCATATGTATTAACAAAGTTAATTCCTACATAGTCTGGATCATCTACCTCTTCAAATGTTTTTTCAACAAAATCGTTAAACTCAGGAATATTTAAACACTGAAAATTAAAGATTGGAGACGAGTCCAACATCTCACACCATCTTTTTACAACATCTAAATTCTCTTCAATAAAATCTTCTGCATTATTTAGTCTTTCAAAGTACATGTAAGGTGCTAGTGGATCATCACAAAATTCATCAATTTCTTCTTGATCAACAGTAGGAATATTAGTCCCAAACATATACTTTGGTTTCAGCACTTTCATATATTGACAACAAACTGCCAATGCTTCTCTTGCTAACTGCTCAATATCAACCAACGCTGTAGTAGTTGACATATAAGCAGCAACTAATTCTTTTAAAGCATCTCTATCATTATATGTTTCTTCATCAAAATCTGCATCTAGATTCAAGTTACTTAGATAGATCATCAAAGCATTTGCGTCTAGTTTACCAGCTCTATAGTTAATCTTAAAAGCAGTATTCTCTTTATCCTGAAAGTACTCTTTTAAAACCTCCATAGGTAAAGGACAACTTGTTTCAATAATCTTCTTTGGCTTTAAAGCCTGTTTTTTCTTAAGATCTTCTACACTTTCTTGTATTTCATCATTATAAGAGTTATCTCTGATAACTGCTTGAATCTCTTTACCTACTTGCTCTTTAGAAGATTTCTTACGTTTAATATCATCAGCGTTTTCTTCTACAAATTTAAGTACTTCTTCTTTCGTAATGCCAACATTTTTTAAAGCATTCCAAGAAGTAATAGAAAGATCTTGGTTTCTTTCCCACTCAGATTTTAGAGTTTCAAGTTTTAATCCGGCTTCTTCAACTTTTTCTACAAGATTCATTATATAAATTCCTTATCTTCTTCCTCTAGAACTGTGGCAACTTGTATGACAGCTATTGTGACAATATGTAACATCAAAGTCTGCTCTGTTGTCTTTTAAAGTATTCCATGCGTTAAATAAATTAGTGCAAAGGTTATTAAAATCCGCAGCGTCAGCTACTTCATCTTCAGTAACGCCTCCACTGTTAACTAATGTCATAGTTTGTCTTTGACCAGTATCGCGCACAGTAATACCGTCAGCAGACCCTCTTTCTTCAGTACTTGTGGTCGGATCAATTTGGCGCAACCATCTTACTTTACACTGGCGTATGTTAGTGAGGTTTCCAGTTGCCGCAGTAAGATGAAGATAAACCTTTGTGGCTTCAATCAACGTACCATCAGCACCAATTCCATCGACTGTTACGCCTGAGTCTGGATTATCTGCAGCATAATTGGCGTCAGGCGGAACTTGCCCATCATCTACGCCTGTAGTCGGTGTGTGTTTTGCTGTAGAATGATATACAATTGTATTATGAGCAGGGGTTTGCACAGCATCAATAAATGCTTGCCTCGCTGCTGAATTTTCTATTAGATTGCCTGCTACTACCGCCATTAGACTTTCACCTCCACTATTCCATCTTCACTATTGCTCAATGCGATACCAATGATTTCATGACTATTTATACCGGGCGCGCCGTATGGAACTCCCTTACACTTACCAACAGCTTCTGGATCTGGAATCAACCACATACCTTTTTTCACGTCACCAGATACGAATGCTGGAATACGACCTTTTAGAGCAATAAATGGATTCATCTTAGCTTTTTTAGATTTGTCATTTTCAATGCCCATATCGTTCATTCTAACACCAGGTTCTGTAGATATAACACCAACCACGGGTAAGCCTTCGCGCCAAGCTGTAATTTCAGCATCACCGTCTAGATCAATACCCATCAAAGTACCGGACTCATAGATATCATCTGCAGAATATCTTTCCGCGAGGTCAGCCCAGCGGGCGCTTGTTGCAGTACCGTTATATACGCCGGAGTTGTCAACATAAGATACATCAGATCCATCTCTACGGAACTGACAAATACGGTTTGAGTTACCACCGCCAACGATATAGAAGCGGTCTGAGTGATATTCGATCTTACCTCTATCGTTGCCTGGATTTCCTGTCCATTGAACATCAGGTTCGTTGAAACGCATGCCCGGAGAATATCCATCTCTGTGAGTCATGCGGAACATCCATTCACCACCTGAGTTCAAGAAACCTTGCCACAATGAATCATTAGCACTATCACCTTCACCATGAATCCAGAAACGGCTTCGACCATCGTACGTAGCTAGACCGCGAAGGTTCATGGCGCTGTTATTGTTGTTACCAGTCATTCTATATTCTTGAGCATTGGTAGAATAGAAATGAGTACCATGTGATGTACTATATAGACCTCTACCGTCGGTATCATTGCGGAACCAACCGTCGTTATAAATCTCACCTCTAATATCAAGGCTGCTCATGATTGATGTGCCGGCTGGGTTCGTATAATAGACAGTATTGTTTCTATCATAGAAGATTGGAGCGCGCATCGAAGTGGTGGATTGAGCATGTCCGCTGTTATCTACATAGAAACGTGTAGATTGAGTGTCTTCGTCCCAAACCACAAACACGTTTTCATCTGCAGCACCACCAACTATAACGCCGTCATCGGTAATCTTAATAAAACCAACGTCAGCGCTATATCCAGTTTGTAGAATAAGACCATATCCATCTGTACCATAATTATAAATGGTTGAGTTTGTATTCGGAGTACCACGAGTAGTTCTATCACCGAAGAAGAAATAACCCTCGTTAGTGCGCACGCCGCCTGTATCAACAAACGATAGTTTTCCATTTAATATTAATTCATTTAGCTTTGTAGTACTTGCTGGATCTGCATAGTAGCCTGAATCATTTCTATCATAGTAAATGTCGCCGTAGACGGAGCCACGAAGATATGAAGTACCATTGACATCAAGAGTATAAGCAGGACCAGATGTCGTAGATGCACCAAAGCCAGAGCTTATTCTTCTTGCTACTGTAAGATCACCGTTTGTTGTAAGTGACATAGCGCCTTGTGCAGTAGTATGACCCGTGTCACCCCACCAGAAACCACGATCATCATCATCATTGAACTGGAATGTCATAGCCCAGTCATTCAGAGCACCAAACGTGATACTACTTTGCATACCAATGGCATATGAGCTACTATCATAAACACGAATCTTATCACGAGTAGAGTTTGAAGGACCGTCAAGTCTATCAAAATCCATTGTGGAAATATTCGAGTTGCCATTTGGATTTATATAGAAGTTTGTGTCATTGCTGTCATAGAAGAGAGGTGCACGATAGTCACTAGAAGCTTGTCCAGTACCTCTAATATAAGAACCGATTTGTTCCCAACCCTGTACAGCACCACCTTCACAAGTACGCATCCATGCCGAGCCAACAGCTCCTGTGTAGTTAGATCTTGGATATGCTACTTCTAACCAATAATCAGAACTGCCATAGTTCAGCCCGTATTCTTGACCAAGAGATGTCCTTACACGATACCACTGACTTGAATCTGAGTTAGGAGCGTTTGTATTACCTTGTACATAGCTCCAACCCCAGTGATTAACCGAAGCGTTAAAGTCAGTATATGTACTGTGATTGTACCATTGACCAAACTGACCAACTGCAGAAACACCTTGTGTAGCAGATCCTCCAGAACCAGTAACGTTGTTAAAGCGAAGAACATTTAGTCTCGTAGTACCAGCAAAATCACCGTAATAGTTCGTATCATTTTTATCATAGTAGATAGGAATATATGCAGCCCCTGTTGCATAAACTCGGCCGTTAGATCCATCTAGACCAACTCTAGCATCACCATCAGCAGCAACATATAGACCCCATCCACCAAGAACGCTATTGATACCATCATAGTTAGCATTTGGGTGAGAATAACCAATACCATACATATTATCCAAATTGCCATCAGATGGGTTATAGTTACTACCAATAGTATAAATTGGGTTTGTTCTAGTTGAGTTAGCACCAATGTTGTTATATGAACCAACCAAGTGTCCTTTGGAGTGGCCTGGTCTATAACGATAATCAACGTTAGTAC